TTTAGGTGCGTTTGCGGGAACTTTTGTGACAATGAAAACGAAAGAAATCTTGCAATCCAGAAAGCGTAATGTTGACAACGCGGAATGACGATGTATACTAGGAGCATCACAGGACACTTGGAGAAACAAAATGAAACTTGCGGATCGAACGGTTGAGGTTCACAGTGCTGGTATTAGTGCGTCGAATCAGTTTACGATTGCTCAAACCAGTAAAATGTTTAAGATTCTGTCGGATTCTCTGTATTCCGACAAGGTTATGGCAGTTATTCGTGAACTTGCCACAAATGCTTATGACTCTCATGTTGGTGCGGGTAACAAAAATCCTTTTCTTGTAAAGTTGCCAACTGCTGCTGATCCTAATTTCAGTGTGCGTGATTACGGCACTGGTCTTAGTCAGGCAGACATGGAGAGTCTGTATACCACTTATGGTGCTAGCAATAAGAATGATAGTAACGATTTTGTGGGTTGTCTTGGTCTAGGGTCTAAGAGTCCGTTTGCTTATACTAAGAGTTTTACCACAACCTCTTATTTCAATGGTAAGCAATATACTTATATTGCTGCTATTGATGATGCGGGTGTGCCTACGTTGAATCTTATTCATTCTACAGACACTACTGAGCCTAATGGTCTGGAGATTAGTTTTGCTGTTAAGCAATATGATTTCCAAGAGTTTAGTCAGAAGGCTATTAGGGTTTTTCATTATTTCCGAATGAAGCCCATTATTAATGGCGGCGTTCATTGGGATTTTACCAAGGAATATAGCCAGCGAAATGTTGTTATTGATGGTGATGGGTGGCGTGTTTGCCGACTCAATAATGACAACATGAAGTTTCCAAATAATTATTATCGTATTCAGAGCGGCGTTATTGCTCTGATGGGCAATATTGCGTATCCTGTTGAGGTTTCTCATCTTGTGGGTGAGGAAAAAGCAGAAACGCCAGATCATATTGCTAAGTGGAATCGTGCTTTCAATAAGGCTGATATTGCTTCGTGGAAGAGTTTTGTTGGCGAAATCATCAATCAGGGTCTTTATCTTGAACTTGATTTTGGTATTGGCGAACTTGAGATGGATGTTAGTCGTGAAGGTTTGCAGTATACAAAATCTGTTGTTAAGACTCTGCGTGAAAAGACCCAGGATATTTTCGTTGAGTTGAAGAAGAATTTCAGCGACAAGATCGCTACTGCTAAAACCAAGGTAGAAGCAATCCAGACATATTACCAGATGAATGATCTTGCTGGTGGTTGGGGTGTTGGTGCTAGTTGGACTGATGCTTCTGGTAAAGATCATAGCATTAGTTCTGGTCAGGATATTGAATACAAGTTGGACAAGGAAGAGAATCTTTATGTGTTCAATTATCGCACAGCAGGATATCGTTCTCGTCGCATGATTTATCTTACCAATCAAATTCATCATGACACTCTTACTGGCAAGGGGTATAATTACTGGAATACTAGCGGTAAGAAGAATGGCGGTATGAAGTTCTTCTGGTGTGATCTTAGTGCTACAGAAACTGCTAAGAAGATCGTCACTAAGTATTGCAACACAAATGATTGTTTTGCGTATCTTTTGGTACACACAAAGGATCATACCAATGTGTCTAATGGCTTTAAAAGTCTAGTTAAGGATGTTGGAGAACATAACATTCTTAATGTATCAGACTATCGTGATCTTATTAAGTCAACTCCTAAAGCCAAGGGTAGTAAGGGTAGTAAGGGTAGTGTTAGTGACCAAGATATTTTCTTGATCTTTGGTGATCAGAAGAATACTAGTCCACTAAACTATGACTACAATGATGCTTCTTATATGCGTAGTCTTAGCACAGATCGTCTTAATGATCTAGAGGAAGAAGATGAGATTGTGTATGTTCCTATCCTGAGATACGGTACTGCTACTACTGATTATCCTTCCATCAACGGTTTGTATAGTCACAAAGACTTCTTTGAGAAGTACAAGATATTTGATGATACAAATATTTATGCTATCAAGCATGGAGTTGTGGATCGTTTAATCAAGGAGGGTTACAACCTTGTGGATTTTAACACTTGGTTCAAGACTCGCTTGAAGAAACTTAATGATAGCAAGTTCAAAGATATTTATCAGTTTAATAATCTTGTAGAACAGTGTCGTTCTGAATATAATTCAGATGACAAGATGAATCGTGGGTATGGTCAAGGATATATGGATCGACAGTTTCTATTCCATATGCTTAATATGTTCGGGCTTGAGTATGCTGAGTTCGTCAATAACAAGAATATTGTGCAAACTATAGACAGTCTGATGACTTTGGAGTTCTTTGCTGATACTATTCATCGTAGCGAATTTGATATCAAAAAGTTTAATAAGGATGACTACTATGGTCACATGACTAAACTATTGAGCGATTTTGGAATCAATGGTCTTGATAGTGCCAAGATTAAAGATGCTAATGTTATCTATAATCAGATCAATCGTATCATTGATACAATGTACGAAGAGCATAAAGTTTCACAATACAAGAAAATTTTTAAGAAGGCAGATTCCGACAATGGGTATGTTGCTCCAAAGATCGCTGATCTTAGAAAAACGATTAAAGTGGAACTTGACAGCAATCCGATGTTCAAGTATATTATGTGTGTCACGCCGGTTAGTGGTGATTTGAGAGAATTGAAGAACATTAATCCTCTCAAGCAAAACGATGGAAACAGAGGCCACTACTATCGTGACAACAATGGTTGGTTTACTACGATTAGTGATGTTAATATGTTGAAGGTTCAGTTCGGTCAAATTATAGGTTGATTTCACAGGAAAACAGGAGAAATAAAATGAGTGTTCCTTTTATGTGGGTTGATGGTAATCTTACGCTTGTTCTTAATAACAGGACGTATCAGGTTTTGCCGGATCATATTAATTACAAGATGATTCTTGAGGCGTTGCCAACAGCGACCGCTGACGAACTCTTGGAGATTGTGGATGTGGAAAAGGCTGTTGCTACTTTTAGTGATGGTCTTGTGGAGATTAAGAACGGCCAAGTCACTTATGAGGGTGAGGTTGTTCATGGTAGTATCAGTAAGCGTATTCTGGAGTTTATGAGCAAGGGTCTGCCTTTTCAGCCCCTAGTTAACTTCCTGAATAATCTTATGGATAATCCTAGTATGCAGAGTCAAAAGGAACTGTATGATTTCCTTGAGCATGAGCATCTGCCTATTACTGAGGACGGTTGTTTTCTTGCTTATAAGGCAGTCAGGAGCGATTTTAAGGATAAATATCGTGGAGTATTCGACAACAGTGTTGGCAACATCTGTAAGATGACCAGAGCGAAGGTTGACGATAATCGTAGTCGAGGTTGTTCTGATGGACTTCATGCTGGTGCATTGAATTATGTTGCTGGTTATGGTAGTCTTGAGAGCGGCGACAAGATTGTGATCGTCAAGATTAATCCCAAGAACGTTGTGAGTGTTCCTAGTGATTGTAACTGTGAGAAACTTCGCACATGCGAATATCTTGTGGTTGGTGAATATCAAGGAGAACTTCTCAAGCCGTTGTATTCGGCAACATTCTCAGAGGATGAGTATGCTGGTTATGATGATGAGGATGAGGACTATGATATCCGTGATGATTACTGGGATCAGTTTGATGACGAAGATGAGGATTATGAGGACGAGGATGATTACGACAACTCGTATCCTGGTTGATTAAAAGAATTAGTGGAGTCTGGGGACTAAGATAATAGCCTCTGGTTGGGAAACTCGACAAACGCTATTTGAGAGGGTTCGATTCCCTCCCACTTTTTAAAAGGAGTATTGATGAACGATCCATACGATGACGAAGATGACGAATACGATGATGACTACTATAATAATGATTATAGTGATCAGTATGATCCGTATAAGTTTTACTTTAAGTTTGATATAAACCAAAACTCTCCGTTGTCGGAATGGATAAGCAAAATGATCAATGATATCTTTAAAAAAGATTATGACTTCGATAAGATGGTAGTGTTTCCTGTGAATAGTTGGAATCCCAATACTGGAGGAAAAGATAAACTCCAGTATTTGGGATCCAATTATGCTAACGAACCAATTTGGAAAACAAAATATTGGGTTGCTGATCCTGTAAATTCAGCATACAAGGCACACTTACAATCTCATGCTGTTCATTTTATTAATCAACC